AATTATACTAATTATAGATTCATCTTCTACAGGCTCGGCTTTAGTTTCCCTTTCCTGCTGTGCTACCACAATTACTTCTTCAATCTCACTTGCTTTAGTTTCAAATGCTATTAACATACCTAGCATTACAACAAAAGCAACATATAGAGGCGAAAAATTTATGTGGAAATTCTTATCAAATTCTTTCATTTTATCTCCATTATAGAATTCTTATTATTCATTATACATTCTTTCCTTTATAAGTCAAGCGGAAATAGACCATTTGAATATTTGTCTACTTCCGAATTTATTAGGACGTTTTGGTTATGTTTCAGTATTGGCATCATGTCCCAATACATTTCATGCAACTCCTCCAAAGATTTATTATTAAGTTCTTTTACAACGTCCATTATCATTTGAACTTTTTTATCTCCGTTTTCTTCGTTGTCATAATCTTCGCTCCAATAATTACTGAAAGTTTTAAAACCACATTCTTTTAAATATTCTAAAGTTCCTGATGTGGAATAAAGTATTTGTGGATGTAAGTAGAGCATAGGTCTTGTTGTTTTTTCTGTAATAAACATCTCATGATGATATGGCCTAAAGTGATCATTTAATTCAACATTGTGACCAAATTGATCACATAATTGAGGACACTCTCCGCTTTCTGTAGATACTGTAAAGTAACAGTCATCATACAAATAGGTATAATCTCCTGTTTTGTTCCAATCTGTTAAATCAGAATCTTTTTCAAATATTTTAGCATATACTTGCTCCCAATCCCCTACTAAATCAAATTGTAAAGGTAACATATCCTTTAGTTCTTGTTCTAGTGGATATTGTTTTTCTATTGGATAGTATAATGTGTGAAAGTAATGAAAACTTATTAAGTTGTTTTTAATATTTTCTTCTGTAAGTAATCCATTTTTCCACATGTAATGCAAAAATACAATTCTATGTTGTATGCCTAAATTTGCATTTAAACAATTAAACTTTTTTGGTCTTAGATTTTTGTGTGCTTCTTTTGGAAACTTTAGTATTTTATAAAATGGATTAGTTTTTGCATAAAGCCAACGACCAAAATCAGTGCTTCTGATATTTATTTTACCTTCATTGGGTCTATGTATAGAATGCCACTTGTGATAATTTTCTTTTAGTGTAGCCGCACCGCCATGAAAAGTAATATTTTCTAAGGGTAAATTATATTTGTGTGCGAACTCATGGATAACATCACCAAACCATTTTCCGTTTACTACCCACAATGTGCCTTCTTGTGTATATTCAAAATACACATAAACATTTTCTCTATTTGAATTTTGCGAACAATAGTCGCGAAGATCTTGTGTTAAAGTCTCTGTGAAATTTTCAAAGTTTTCTCGGTCACGTTCTAAGCAATTATTTAATCTGTAAAAGAAGTTTACCCTATTACTATGTCTTCCATTCCCGCTGTTCTCAATCTCGTTATATGTCCTATCTGCCATTGCTTTGTGTCTAGTCCTTTCATTATGCCTAAGTATTTGTTTCGCAAAAGACTAAATTGATTTGTTAGGTGTGTTAAGTCTATAACACTTTGTTCGCTGTCAACAAACTTTTCTGCGTCTCTACTAGATAATTGTCTATTATATGATTCTAAAAATTTTCTAAATGTCTTTGAACGTTCTTTGCGAAGTTCTATATTTAGATGTTCGAGAATTGCTTCAATCTCTTGTAGTTGATTGAAGCGAAACTCTGTTGTGCCGGGAAGGGAAGCACTGGCTTTTTCCAGGCTTCCCTTTATTCTGCATTCGTATTTGGCATCATTAAGTTCGTCTTCGTAATAAGCAATGGCGTCGACCATTTTGCTTAAATCTGAAACTACTTCATTATACCAAGTTGCCATTAATCCCAATCCTCGTCTTCTTCATCTTCTTCGATACCAATATCAAAATGACTAACAATAGCCGCTTTCATTATTGAATCGAATTCCATGATGTTACTTTCAATTTCAGAAATATCTACATTATCATCGAATGTTCTAACGAGTATTTCTGCAATATTAAGTCTTTCTTTCTTAGGAAGGTATGACTTTATGCTGTCCCATGTTTCAAGTAATAATGCTACTTCAGGATTCATCTGCGTATTCCTCTTCAGTTGGTTCTAAATCGTCTAAGTCAACGTCCTCATCTGCAATTTGCACTTTTGGATTTTGACCCCATTCGTCTATAATTACCTGAAGTTTATCTCCAGTCCAGCCTTTTCTGAACTCTTTGATTTCTTCATTAGTTACAGGTGAAATGTAAGAAAGTTTATTTCCTACTTTTTCAACTATACCTTTAGATTCTAGCATTTCCAATAGGCCACTATATGGGTCCATGCCAGTTTCATATGGTATTTTGATTTGAACACCTTCAAAAGGTTTGCTGTATCGTGACTTCATCACTTTACAGGCCGCTCTGATTCCTTGCACCGTGGTTACTTTATTACCATCAAGATCCTCTTTAAGTTTAAGTTTCTTCATAGCAACTACAATACTACTTGCATATATAAAACCTTGTCCGCCACTGATTTTATCATCAGGGTCAAACATGTCTTGTGATGCATAAGTATGATTTGTTGCCACTAGTGCTATTGGGAAAGGTGCAATCTGGTTAACTGTGTTTCTAACCAAGGCTGTTAATGCCTTAGGTTTTCTACCCATGTCACCTTTCATGTCACCTTTTTCGAACTGAGCAACGTCAGTGGGTGTTAATAACATTCCTAAACTATCAACAACAAATACTAACTTTGGCATTTCTTCGTATGGAAGATCGGAGTAGTTTGCTTTATAGTCTTTCAAAAATTCTGATACTGCTTTTGCAACATCGTCAATCATTGAAACACTAATTTTTAATAGTTTTTCAGGACTGGTATCAACATCTAATGCTTGAAGCCATTGTTCGTCAAGTGCGTTCTCTGAATCGAACAACACTACTTGACATCCTGCCTCTTGTGCATTTTTTACAACGTTCCCAGAACATATAAAGGATTTGCCTGAACCAGATTCTCCAGCAAACACACTTACTTTACCTAGAGGAATACCTCCGCTAAAGTCACCACTAATTAAATAGTCAAGTGTGTAGTTACCAGTGCTGATCCAATCCCTAGGGTCATGAAATCCTGCACTGATACCACTAATGCTTTTGGTGATTCCAGTTCTGAACTTTGTTAAGTCAAAAGGTTTCTGCATGATTTAACTCCTTAAGACGACTGTCTGTTTCTGATCATATTTAAAATATCATCAGCCGACTTCTTACCAACGTCTTCACTTGCCGTAGCAGGTGCAGGTGTTTCAGCAACTGGTTCAGCAACTGGTGTTGCCGCTGGTGCCGGAGCAGGTGTTTCTACTGCAGGAGCCACACTCTCTGTTGCAGGCTGTGATACTGCCGGAGCAGGTTGAGCCGATGCCACTGTTGATTGTGTTTTGCTTCCCACATCAAGTCCGTAGGGTTTGTAAAAACCACCCCATTTTGCAGGGTCATATAACTCCCCATCTACTGATGCTTGGAACATTTCTGCTATTGCTTGAACGCCTTCTGCTGTTGGTTTAGCAGGTAGGAAATCATTCAGAGTGAATAGTCCATTTGTATCAATTGCCGCAAGTTGATCTTCAGTAAGAGCAGATTCTTTTCTTGCCCATTTACTTGTAGAGTAGTCTGCGTATTGACCTTTTGTAGTTTTCGATAAACGGAAATCAGTTCCATTTACATAATCAGTTGGTAGATTTTCCATTTCTGGGTCCATCAATGCTGATTTGATAATGTTAAAGATTTGCGGTCCAATAACAAAACGTCTGATAGGATTATCAGGTGTTTCTTCGTTAAGTGGATTCTCGTTTACAAAGCCTTGGAAAATGTATGAACGTTTTTTCCAATACTTTCTTCCCATATCTTCAAGACTTGCGTCTTTAAACCAAGGACGAACCTCAGTCAATACAGGGCATGTGTCACCCCACATTTCCATACAAGGGACTTGAACGGTAACAGGTTTCTGTTCTCCGCCAGCCACTCCTGGGAATGTAAGTCTGATCATTTGTCGTTCTACCCAAAAGAACGTGTTGTTTGGATCTAAGTCAGGTAAGAACCTAAGAACGGTGCTTGTTCCTTCGTCGATATTCCAAAAAGGGTAAATTGCTTTGTCGCTTTGAGCGGGTGAACTACCAGGTTTTGATTCCATAGATTGTAGTTTTGCTCTGA